GACTCTACCTCTACCATACCCAAGATTGGAGCTGTAGGTAACAAGCTTGTCCTAGACGCATCTCAGTATGTAGGTGTCAGAAGAACAGATCCATCATACGCACTTGATGTTAATGGTACTATCCGTGCTACAGGTAATGTTATTGCTTACTCTGATGCTCGTGTTAAAGAGAATGTAGAGACTATACCTAACGCTCTTGATAAGGTTAAGTCTATGCGAGGTGTAGGATACAACAAGATAGGTGAGGAGAAGCGTTCTATAGGTGTCATAGCGCAAGAGCTACTTGAGGTAGTTCCTGAAGCTGTACATCAAGATGAAAAGGGTATGTACTCTGTAGCTTACGGAAACCTTGTAGGTGTACTTGTAGAAGCTATGAAAGAGCAGCAACAACAGATTGACGAACTAAAAGCACTTATTGCTAGTAAATGATACATCTGTATTTAAAAATATCTCCAAAGGGTAAAAAATACTTAGGCAAAACCATTAAAAACCCATTTGATTATACAGGTAGCGGTATGTTATGGAAAAGACATCTAAGTAAATACGGATATAAAAAAACTGATATAAGCACATATATACTCTACAGCGATTCAGATTCAAAAAGATTTGCTAGTTATGCAAAAAAGGTTTCTCTAAAACTTAATATCATTAAAGATGAAATGTTTTGTAATATTACTATTGAAGAAGGTCAAGGAGGTACAACTTGGAATTGCATTTCAGAAGAAGGAAAGAAAAACTTTCTAGAATCCACAAAAAGACCCAAAACAGAAGAGCATAAAAGAAAGATAGGATTAGCATCTAAGGGTAGACCTGGATTTAATCACAATCCTATTTGTCAATATACAATTGAAGGAGAGTTAGTTAAAATACATAAATCAATATCTGACGCTCTTAGGTATATCGGTAAATCTCCAAGAAACGCTTCTGAAATAAGAGATGCTATAAGAGGTGGGAGATACAGAAAAACAAGAGGAAAAATGAAATTTGTAAAACGAAATAAGGCTTTTGGCTATAAATGGGAAGACTATGTTACAAAGTAGTGGAACTATAAAGATGTCGGAGATAAACACGGAGTTGGGGCGGTCTAGTACCGCTACCATCTCCTTAGATTCTGCTGAGTCTGGTACATATGCAACCATCAATACCAATTCTGCGTCATATCCTAATAATGCTAGACCTGCATCTATGAGTGAGTGGTACGGCTACGACCATAGTGCTACTTCTGCTTCGGGTTATGATGGTAGTATAAGCCGTAACACCGCTGTAGAAGAGGAGGCTTGTCAGCTTAACGCTGGAAATCAAGTATACAAAAACGGTTCTTCCTCTACCCCTATAGCTACTGATGAGCTATATACAGATGCTGCATTAACAACAACTTTTTCAGCGGGGCAAGATGGATGGTACAAGTATACAGATAACGATGGAGGAGGAATAGGTTATATTGTATACGTATTAAATGGCTACTATATAGAGGCTGTTCAGCTCTGTGATTAAATTAATTATCTTTGTAACGTTATAACAAAAAACTTTTAAAATGGCTAACACTTATTCTTGGGATTGTCGCACAGTAGATGCGTACCCAACACACACAGACGAGAACGATGTAACCGAATCTCAAGTTGTCTACAATGTACACTGGCGTGTTACAGGAACAGACGGAACACACAGCGCTACAAGCATTGGAACGCAAAGCTTAGAGGTTTCTGACCTATCTAGCTTCACAGCTTTTGATGCGGTAACTCACGAAAATATGATTGCTTGGACTAAAGCAGCATTAACAGCAGATCGTGTTACTGAAATGGAAACTAGCTTAGACGGTCAAATTGCCGAGCTTGCAACCCCATCTTCTGTAACATTGACAATTGCAGAGCCAGAAGCTGCCGAAGAGTCAGGAGAATAGATAATTGTATTATCTTTGCATATAGTTAATTAACTTAAATATTTAAACATTATGGCTGACAAGGCTAAACTCACGGAAGAGGAACTAAAGTCTATCCAGACTGCTGTCTCTAATCTAAACCAAGCAAAGACAATTCTTGGTGATGCAACTAATCAAGCGCACAAAGCACAGCTTCAGGTAAACTCTATGGAAGAAGCTATGGCTACTTCTCAGAAAGAACTTGAAGGTAAGTACGGAGCTATCTCTGTAGACCTTACCACAGGTGAGTACGAAGAGGTTGTAGAAGAAGCAGAAACAGTAGAAGAGTAAGACTCGCTTACACTATACTGAATACTAAGGGGTTACAGAAATGTAGCCCCTTTTTTATTTATCTTTGTGTCTATGAAAGCGAAGAAAAAAGACTCACGATTAGCAGCAGCAGGAGTGTCTGGTTACAACAAACCAAAACGTACTCCCAATCACCCTAAGAAATCTCACGTAGTTGTAGCCAAGTCTGGCTCTACTATTAAGACTATTCGCTTTGGAGAGCAAGGAGCTTCAACAGCGGGCAAACCAAAGGCAGGGGAGTCTGCTAAAATGAAAGCTAAACGCAAATCATTTAAAGCTCGTCACGGCAGAAATATAGCTAAAGGTGTATTAAGCGCTGCATACTGGGCGAACAAGGTTAAATGGTAATGAACGAGACAGATATCAAAGTACTACTATTAAACGCTACAACTCTTAGCATCTCTATGTCTCACGTTGAAACAGCACTAAAGCTGTTACTACTTGTTATATCTATCGGATATACAGCGCAACGCTGGTATTTTCTTCGCAAGAAAAATGAATGAATCGCATATCAAAAATATGTCTAGCTGTCTCTGCTGCAATAATGTTTGCATTCTTTGTTGTGCAAACCTGCATCGTATTTAGATTCTGTGAACCCTCTTACTTATTGGCTGAATTTGGTTATGGATGTGTTGTTACATTTATGCCATTCTTCTCTTATGTGGTATACAGCTTTTTAAGCTCAACAAAAATAAAAGAGGAGAATATTGATATGCAGATGAGAGCTATTGATAATTCTAACATAGTGGTAACTATGGATATGGATGGTATTATTAAGTCAGCAAATGATAAGTTTGGAAAGCTTACTGGATACTATAATCCAAAAGGGACACACCACAGCAAGCTAGTCCCTAAAGACTACAAGGAAAGCCTAGAGTATGACAATTTCTGGAGACAGCTTAGATCGGGTAAAACTATAAGCGGTGAGTTTGAGCGTATATCAAAAAGCGGAGAACAGATTTGGCTGTTTGGTCACTACACACCCGTAAAGAATAAAAACGGAGAATACGCTAAGGTTTTAAAGATTGCGACAGACGTAACACTACAGCACGAAACCGAGGCTCTAGTAAATCAAAAAAACTCCTACCTAGAACACGCTGCAAAGATTCTAAGGCACGATATGCATAGCGGTATAAACACATATATGCCTAGAGGTTTAAGCTCCTTAAAACGCAGGATCACAGAAGATGATATTAAAAACCTAAAGATACAAGCACCTCTTAAAATGCTTGAAGAAGGGCTGCGCCACACGCAGAAAGTTTACGCTGGAGTAAAAGAGTTTACCAACCTAGTTAAAGAAGATGCACAGCTAGATAAAGAAAAGCATAACGTCACACACATTTTAACAGATTACCTTAAAAGCACATCATATATAAAACAAGTTCAAATAGGACTGCTTCCTTCATTATTAGTTAATGAACCCTTGTTCTGTACTGCCATTGATAACTTAATACGCAATGGTTTAAAGTACAACGACAGCTCCACTAAATTTGTATCTATATATATGCAGAATGATTATACCCTATGCGTTGAGGACAACGGCAGGGGTATCACCCAAGAAGAGTTCGTTGAATTCTCAAAGCCTTACACTAGAAAACAGAATCAAGATGAAGGCGGTACTGGACTTGGGTTAAATATCTGTCTTGCTATATTGAAAGAACACGGATTTACAATTAGAGCTGAAAAACAACAACAAGGAACTAAATTACTTATAAAGATAAAATGATGATAAACTCTATACTACTTATAGACGATGAAGACCTATTCCACTTGGTATTTGAAGATGCGTGCAGCATCCTTGATATAACGCTTTCACTAGAGGCACTAGACTCTTCTGATGAAGCAGATAAAAAATTTAAAGAATGGTTTCCCGATGACCCTAATGGTGAGAAGCCTGAGTGTGTATTCGTAGATCTAAACATTATAGGCAGCAGCTTTGATGGTATTGAGATGATACACAAGATAAACTTTGAGTATGGCAATGGCTGTGTCATAGGAATTATATCATCTTCTGATGACAATCAAGAGATTGAAAAGGCTAAGAAGGCAGGAGCGCAGTTTTGGATTATTAAGTCAGATGATATTGAACCACGACTAGAAGAGTTCAAAAAGGACTACGAAGGATACAAGGATAAAACTAATCCATTTAAGGTATATAGATGATAAGTTCTAAGGACACGGTAAAAGAGGCTATGCTTAAGGCAAAGGCTAAGAAGGTTTACATAGAAGGAAACTTTGTAAAGCTCTTGTCTGAAACCTCTGATACCGATGTCAAGGACTACATTGAGGAATGTAAGAGTAGAGACCTGAAGTCCCGAAAGAAAAGGTTGCAGATAACCAAACAGGTTCAGAAGCAAAACAAAGAACTAGAAGAAGCAGCTGTAGTTAAAGAAGCCTTGGTTCTAGAGTTGCAAAACTCACTAGAGGAAAGCAAGAAGCTTCGTGATGAGGCGCTAGAGGATTTAGAGGTTATGCAGAAGCGAACACAGTTTGAGCTGATAAGCACTATTGTGAAAGTTGCTCTGTGTGTAATCGTTGGAGTAGGTGTACTGACTACAGTTATGTATGCTTGGGCTATGACCTCTGGTACGGATACACAGATAATAGGAAGTACGTGGTCCAATATGTTTGGTATACTGCTTACTAACGCCTTTAGTATAGTCGGTACAATTATGGGGGTGAAGTATGCAACGGACAAAGACTAAACATATAAAAGAGAAGATAGGTCTAGTAACATACTACAGACTTATGGGACTGCCTTTTGATTCCGATCCTATAAAATCATCAAGCATAACCACAGAGATAGACTTTAACAAGCTAGATCCAGCAGTTCGTAGGGTTATCTTAACCCTTCCGCTAGTGAAGTTTACAGGTAGGTTTGATTACGGGGGCTTAGACAAAAGACAGCAGTTCTATATAATGACTACCTTAAAGGATAACTATATCGTAGACACTCAAGGGACCAACTATGCTAAGTATGTATGTAGAATAATAAATCTACCAGACATAAGTCATAAAGATGTAGAAACTGTTTTTCATTCTAATGAGGACATTAAGATGATTAAGCGGAGTGAGTGCTTTGATGTTGTTTATGAGAACGTAAAATACAAGCTAGAAATAACAGAAGAGGACGAGGATACCTTCACTAGTGTAGAGTATGACGGTGCTTACGTAATGGACTCAAAACTAGAGGGTGAGGTGATAAAGTACTTTAATGAGTATAGATAGAACAAAAAATATTCTAAACAACTGAATAGCAAAGGAGTACGAGAAACTGTGTTTCTTTTTTATTTAATTTTGCAACATAAAAGTTTAATTTAAAACAATAGCTATGAATAGCGAACAAGAATTAGAAGGTGCGCTAGGTGCTGCTGGGTTTGAAATGGAAGAGGCTAATATCCAGGATGTGCAAGCATCGCAGGAGCAAGTAGTCGCCAAAGAGTCCGGAATACCTGAAGGCGTAACAGCTGATTTTGATTTTTCAGAGCCAGTCACTGAAGCGGTAGAGACCGAACAAGTTTCTACAGAAACAGAAACAACTACAGCTGAGGTTCCTAGTGAACCAGAGCAAAGTTCTTTAAATACAGAAATTGAGGAGCAAGCACCTCAGATTAGTGACGATATCGTAGCACAGTACTTGAGCGAAACGCTAGGAGTGCAGCTAGATAGTATTGACACTTTAAAGGGAATGCTTACTCCACAAGAAGCAGAAATTGATGAGCGAATTAAGGTTATTGCCGACTTTGTCGAGAATACCGGACGTTCACCAGAAGACTGGTTCAAGTATCAATCGATCAATCCGTCCGAAATGGATGATATGACAGCTGTAAAGATGTCAATGATCAATGAATACTCAGACCTTTCAGGTGAAGAAATTGATATGCTTGTAGGATCTAAGTACAAACTCGATGAGGATATGTACACAGATGACGAGATCAAGTTATCTAAATTACAGCTTAAGATTGATGCTAATAAGTCTAGAACGCAGATTGAAGAGTTGCGCAGCTCTTACACTTTGCCGATAGACAATAACGATTCTACAACTACTAGTCCTGTTGACGAGCAGTGGTTATCAAGTATGACTCAGGAAACTGAAGCCTTAGAAGCTTTAAGCTTTGACTTACCTAATGGCGAGTTTAACTTCGGTATTACTGATGATTACAAAAACCAGCTTATTAATAAGAACAGCAACTTAGAATCATTTTTTGATCAGTACGTAAGTAATGAAGGTCAATGGGATTACGATAAGTTTAACACACATCAAGCCTTGGTGGATAATATAGATGCGATTGCAAAAAGTCTATATCAACAAGGTTTAAGTGATGGACAGCGTAAGATTGTTGAGCAGGCTGCTAACGTGTCAACTCAAAGCCCAGGTGTGGCTCCGGCTACACCACAAGATGATCTAGCTAAGCAAATCATTGATGCGCTTGGTACAGATAAAACTTTAAGATTTTTATAACCCATTTATAAAGAAAAAATAAAATGGCACTAACAGGAACTCCTTCAGTTAGCGGTGGCGTACAATCGTCTTTCCGTCAATTGGATCCAGCGAAGTAC